TTCATCTCTTAATATCTCTGAGGATCTTCCCAGATTGAATCCTCCTTCTCCGTCCATTCTTGATGGGGGTACATTGAGCGACCGAAATAATTTCTTTTTGAAGTACTCAATATCCGTGATTTCACCAAGGTTTTGGCCTCCAGGAAGAGTAGTAATTTCAGTTCCACGACCTCCTTCCCTTCTAGGGAGCCAGAAATCTTCAAGCATTGCCATATACTTCTTGTCATCACGAATCTCTCCGGTAGATGCATCGTATACCAATTTATTACGATAACGCATCATTACGTCACGAAGATACTGTTCTGCCTTCATTTTTGGCAGATTACCTACATCAATATAGAAAATTCTACGTTCTGGAGCACGAGATAGTCTGTAAATAACAAGACTATCCTCAATCATACGTAATTGATTGAGTGATTTAATTGATTTGTGGAGATATGAAAGTGTATTTCCCTTGTTTCTATCAACTAATCCAGAAGTACAATAGGTAATTGCATCTTTTGCTATTTTAATTCCTTGACTAGCACCAGTTGAAGCTGCTCCTCCAGTAGGATATCCTGACTTAGGATTGTAAATAAAGAATTCTTCTATCTCAGGAAACTCATAATCCATAGGATTACCAGTGTCTCTCATCACTGGATTCTTAAACTTATCAGCATCATTCTTCTTCTCTTTACGCACATAACGCATTTTCATTGCGTCAATATAACGTAATTCTTGAAGACCTTCATGAGGTTTCTTTAAATCTATTATTTTATGGTAATAGATTCTTCCATCAATATACCAATTCCTATAAATTTCATGTGATTTTTTATCAAAATCAAGTAAATCTAAAATAAATTTAAACTCATGTCTAATTTTGTTTTTAATACCATCACTAGCATTAAGATGGTCTAAATCTAATTCTACGGGTTGATCATTAGTATCAGATACTATTGCTTCATTTACAATATCTTCAATAGCACTATCCGCTTCTGGATGAAGTGCCATTTCACGATATCTCTTAATAAGTTCAAATTCGGTGCGATACACACCTTCCATATCGACATAGGACCCAAAGAATCCCGACGACATATAATGGTCAACCCCGTCCTCATCATTGGGAGGAACAGGGGATACCGCTGTGGGAGAAAGTGGCTCTGTGTCCTCTATTGAGAACCCAAATAACTTAGCCATAATTTATTTTTTACCGTATTTTTATTTAGTTAGTTTGTATAAGTCTGATTTGGCATAATATATCTTAATAAAAAACCCTAAGTATTTAGGGTTTTTGTACTATTTAATTATACCACAAAATGGGGACTTTGATAAGCCCCCATCTCTTTATCTATTATATCTATTAGCCGTTTGCACCACCTGAAATTAGTTCAAAAGTTTGAACTTGGAAATCTACGGTGAATTCTTCAATTGCATCTCCAGTATCATATGAAAGATCAATTGCTGAAATTGAAGTTGGGAAAATGTCAATAAACTTATACTCTTTTAGTACAGCATTGACTTCTCCTTCACTGTCCCTACTATTCTTAACAGAACCTCTACCTAATTGATAAACGGTAGCATCTGTCATATAAGAAGAAGGTTCAGTAGCTCCAAGGTTATTACTTAACTTGGAAATTTGATCCATCCAACTTTCAATAGCAGTCCTGATTATGAAATCTTCATCGTTAATGATAGTAACGGTCCAAGGTTCAAAGGTTCTGTCTCCAGCTACCTTAAATATACGACCCCTGAACGGAACATCAACGTTAGCGATGTTTGAAGCAGGAAGTGATGCTGCTTTGCAAAGATACCTAAATTTCTCTGCTTGCCATCCCTGAACCGCATCAGGTAGAGTAGTTAACTCTACCTCGAACAGATTGGGTCTTGCGCCGCCACCTACTAGTTGTGACTTAAATTGAGAGAGTGTCTTGTTTTCTCTTGAAGTTGCCATTTTTGGTTATCCTCCTGGTGTTATTTAGATAATAAAGTTAAACTCTACCAACCACTTCGTCGAAGCTAACACCAGTTCTGGTGGCAACGAAGGTTAGAGTTACGTAGTTAATCGACTTCGCAGGCTTCAGGAAGATGTCTGCGCGGAATTCATTATTATCGATAACATCAGGTGTGTTGTTAGTGCTGTCGCAAACAACGAGGAATCCATAAAGTCCTCTCTTCGCCTGAACATCACGAAGATATGGTTCAACAATGTTACGGAAATTCGCCCGTGTCAATTCATCGTTGAGTTCGAAGAGTTGAGCTTCTGCTGCTTTCTGCAGTGCTTGCTCAACAGTAAGGAACAGACGACGAACGTTAATTCTGTCGAATGCAGAGGCATAACCAAGAGCAGTCTTATCACCGAAGAGAAGGGTTCCGATTCCAGGTTGAGTGATAACGGAGTTAATTCTCTGAGGATAAAGCTTATCTCTTTGAGACTTGTTGGGGTTGTATGCAAGTTTAATTGCATTGTTAATGATACCTCTTTGCTGACCCGCTGGTGAGAACCAAGGATAAGCAACTAAGTTTGTCCGTACCATTAGACCCGCGATATCCGCATTAGTTGGAATATAGCGGAACTTGTTGTTAAACCTATCGTAAGTATACTTATATCCACTATCAAAGATTGCATAAGATGAAGATGCCAGTGAACTAAAGTACTTAATTAGGTTATCTGTTTGAGTGGTTGTGTTAGTAATACCAACCAAATCACCCTTATGTGGTCCGATTAGAGATACACAATCCTTTCTATTATTTGCAATAGAAATTAGGTATCCTGCTTTTGCTTGAGAATCGTTTTGTGAATCGAATCCAGGACCCATGATAACGTAGTCTGCAGCAATTTCATCTTTGTTGGCAAACTTATCATAAGAAGTAATGATATCACCAAGAGTTGCTTTCATTCCACCAGCAGAAGAATAATCAACTCCAGCTGTTAAGGAATAAGTTTTATTACCAATAGAACTAAAGGTAATTCCCTGTGCATCTTGATTCCAGAGAGAATCTCCAGTTGCTATTGGAGTAAATGATGCGGATGCAGTACCAGTATAGGCAGTAAATCCAGTTGATCTTGGCGTAGTCTCCCAATAAGCATCTGCAGCATTAGATGGATTACCACCAGCGTACAGATTATCGGAATAAAGTGCCAAGTATGCTTCGTAAAAAATCTTTTGTGGAGAATTTACTGCGGAAATTGAGTCGGATGCCTTAGAAAGACTGATATGCTTCTCAAGGATATTACCCTGAATACCAGTAACAGTTCCTAAATCATCAACAACTACAATATGTAATGCATCGTTCTTACCCTTTCTATCAAGTGAATACTTGTTAGTAGCAGGTTTTGGAGCAATTTCTTTCCAATACTGAGTAGCATTAGTAAGACCCAAAGTTTGAGAATCATACCAATCAGCAACAGTATCAACATCTGATGAGTGACCAGAAGCATTAACACCGGTAGTATTAACACCAGCAGTAGTTACGAATCGAACATCGGTACTAACTCCAGTAGTAACGGATGCATATGATGTCCCTTCTGCGTAAGTAATTTCCGTTTCCGTTGTTACGCCAGAAGTAGAATTGTCTACACGAGAAACTATCTTAACCTCGAAGGTACTTGCGGTTCCAGTAGATGCTGTAGTAACACCAGTAACAATACCCTTTAAATATCCAGAGGTAATTGTTGATAGGGTTCCAGCGCTACTTGCAGGAACAACGACATCATCGTTAAATCCAACAGTAACACCAACACCAATACGGCAACCAAGATTAGTTAAACTTGTAGTAGCAATACCAACTGTTTGGTCTGCAATATCATCAATGAAACAAATCTTTAAATTGTTTGCCCAAGTTCCTGGGTTTTTAGCAGCGTAGTTAAAATTGGTTGCTTCCGTATGATTGTTAAGGTAATCATCGTAGTTATCAATTCTTGCACTACCTGTCAAAGTAGCAGCAGCTTGTCCAACACCAGCATTTGCGTTCGCTAGGGTGGGTCCTGCTGACCTACAAACTTTTAAGACCCCTCCGTATGAAAGGAATGAGGATGCAGACATCCAATACTCAAATTGCGAGTCAGTGGATAGTGGCTTACCAAAAGTATTGATAAGTTCCTGCTCTGTACTTATATCAGTTGGATCATCGACTGGTCCAATTTTAAATGGTCCAGCAATCACACCAATATTATCTAATACATTCTCAGCTCTTCCTATCGTTAAGTCAACCTCCCTGACTAATACTCCAGGAGATAATTGAGGAGTTGCCATGTTTTTGTTCTCCGAAATCTCAGTTTCTCTAAAAAATATTTATTAAAATAGACATTTACGGAGGGTCAAAAATGCATGAACAATCAATGAACACTACCTATAATTCCACATATAGTCCATTCCACCACCTTTATCACCATATTCATCAGTAAACCACCTATCACCATCTTCATCTACAAAACTACTATCATCCATTCCATCATTAACAAATCCAAAAGGTGCCATGTCTTGTTCTATTTGATTCTTCTGTTCTTCGTATAATCTCTTCCTTACATCCTGATCAGTAAGTTCTTTAAAATAATCCTGATTAACTAACCACGCATATATGACAAGGCACATAGCAAGATCATCATTACAACCTTCTTCTGCTTCAAATGAATTACTCTTCTGAATAAACGTTGTAAGTTCACTCATTATCTCATAATCATTAAAAATAAGTTTATCTGCTTCTACAAGAGTCTTTAAGTTAAGTGCTCCAACTTTCTTTACAGTCTTTGACATTTTGACTCCTAATTGAGTCTTTTTACCAGAAAATCCTTGCCCCACGATTTGCCCCGCTCTGCCTCTCATAGAGCACATAAGCAAGTTTTGATACTCTAGGTCATATTGGAGAATAGACGCAACCTGATCGCCCACATCATTGACCTCACAAAGAATATAAGCCTCATTATACTTCTTTGCTATCTCATGAATAATATTGGGAAAGAGCATTGGCTTTATTTCATTATTTCTATACTTGGCAACAACCTTATGGGGGAATTCTGTAATATCAGTAACAACAAAAGCAGAATAATCCTTTACAACTCCTCTAGCAACATCAACAGTCATTATATAATCATGATTTTCCTGCGGATCTTGATGAACATCTAAACCAGCACTTCGTGTCTTTGGATTCTCATATACAAGAGATCTTAATTTGGATGGTGCAATAAGAGTATCAACAGATCCTAAAAATTCACACTCAAACTCAACTTTAAACTGTTGGTCTGAAGTGTTTGCAATTGTTTGTTGTCGCCATTTCTCATCTCTTCCTGGAACTTCACTCCAATGAACATCTGTATGAACATATTCGTTTTTACTTCTTTCCGCATCATGCCACATGCGGTAGAAGTGATTCATTCCGTGCGGCGTCGAGACAATAATAACTTTAGTACTCTTACCAGAAGTAATAGTAGGATAAACAGAGGCAAAAAACGAATCAGCAATATGATTTGGAACGAATGCAAACTCATCCAAGAACAATATATTGAATGACATTCCTCGAACAGCTGAGGCGCTAGTCGAAGCAGCCAGGATTTTGGAACCATTTTCTAACTCTAATGAACCTCTATTCCAGGATAAGACACCCTGTTGCATCCATTTAGGCAAATTCTCATATGCAGTCTGTAAACGACCTAATAGTTCCCGTGCAGTAGCTGCCTTGTTTGCTAGGATACCTATATTAACACTATCATTAAATACAACATAATGCAATAGGTATGATATAACAGTTGTAGATTTACCCGTTTGTCTGGGCATCTTACAAATATTAAATCTATTTTGATGAAATCTATTAATTAACTTCTCTTGAAAATCATAAGGTTCAAAATTTTTTAAACCTTCATCAAGAGTAACAATCTTTACATGTTTATTTGCAAAGTAAACCGGACTGGCTTTACATCGCATAAATTCCATTATTTGATCTTCAGTAAACTCAATTTGAGTATTTGCCCTTTTTAAATTGGGATTACCCAAATAAATGTCATCATGTGCCATACTTACATCATTTCACCAAATAAATGCTTACCTGGTTTATTTAACATAAATTTTCTATCATGATCTATAGTTTTTCTCGTTAAATCTAGAATTTTTTGTAAGTTCTCTGCTTTCTTCTTCAATTCTTCTATTTGTTTATTTTCCTCCGCCCGTTTGGAGGAGTGGGGCTCCTGGGTCATGGTCCGATACTTGGTAGTTCCAGAGTTTAGCACCAGGATAAATTTTCCTTACCTGATCCTGGACTTCTCTGCGTGATGGGGTTTTGACATGGGGGAAGAACATTTGTAGAATGTAATTCTTTCCTCTCCAAGCCAAATAGACATGGATTATATTTCCTACTTTGTTATACCCTGGAAGTCTTTGTGCTTCCTCTAATGGGTCTTCATAATGAATGTTTGATTGTGGAACCTTCATTGGTTCTGGTTTAATGATATCAATGATACTTACATAAAGATTACCTTTAGCATCATGGATCTCAACATCTTCTGAAATTGTATTTAAAATCCGATCACCAACCTTTACATTATTTTCTCCAAACCAACCACGATTAACTTCCAATGCATAAAGAACTTCTGAATCAGAAGAAACTGGAATAGGATTAAGTGGTTGCAATTCTTTAATACATTCAATGATTCCACTTTCATTAATAAATGCAATGTCCAAGGGAATCTTGGTGTGGTTCATATGAAAAGATTTTTCACTACTTTCATTAAAGACGAAAAGCATTCCACTATTTTGGTCCAGACTTTCTCTGAACATTAATCCCAATTTAAACTCAGCAGGAGTAATAGGAATTTCTATTTTAAGTGGAAGATTTAAGTATCCTTCTTTAATCAGCATTAAATTTAGACATTTTCATACTAATATTTAGGAAATCCAGCGTGTTGCCATCAATTCTATAGAATTATCTTCCATTTCCCATTCTTCCGTAACTTCAAATCCTTCAAGTTTAATAGTTTGATGAATTGACATTCTTGCATACTGTTGAGTTAATTTATCCATAAATCGTTCTACTGGAATAGATTGACTCCACGTTTGTCGATCTACTACTAAGTCATAACATCTTTCAATACTATTCCATTTAAATCCAATCTGACCATCCATAGCAGTAACATTAACTGGTACATCAAGATGACCTTTAGCATGTTGTTCATTACTAACAACCATTATTTGATGTGCTTCAATGGGATCATGCCCCATAATATTTAATGCTTCCACTAAAGGAGGCATATCTGTGATTTTCGTTTTTATACAACTAAAATGAGACATGATGACCCGAATGGTTAATTTGTTGTTGTTCAGATTTAACCGAAGCTCTATACATTTCTGCCGTCGGTTCCCTGTATTGGACATTACCAAGTTGTTCTTCAACCCTCTTAGTAAGTTCCTCACATTTTGATCCATAAACACCAATAACCTCTTCAGTTACAGTACCATCTTGCTTGATAGTAAATTTAATAGTTTCTTGTGGCATAATGTAATTAAAAACTTATTTATCACCCACCATTTCCGCCACCGCCGCCGTTGCCACCGCCACCGCCGTTGCCGCCACCATTGCCATTACCACCTCCGTTACCGTTACCGGACCCATTACCGTTGCCATTTCCATTACCATTGTCATTTCCATTACCGTTGCCATTTTGAGGTTTGTATCCGTGTCCCATCCAATATCCACCATAACCATACTTTCTAGTACCTGTTATGGGAACACAAATCTTAAGTTTTTTATCAAACTTCATTCCTGTGGGACATTCTTCCTTGCCAGGAGCTCTAAGTTCTTCTAGATACTGCTTAAATGATTTCATTAGAATACCCCAATACCAAGTCCTAAAGTAACTCCAGGTAGAGTGTTCCAATTAGTTCCATCATAGAATTCCATTTTCTTAGCTGTAGTATTAAATACCATAGCACCTTCGGTAACAGTCATTGCATCCCTTTGTGTTGTAGTTACTACTGGAGGATAAAATGCTTGAGTTGTGCTCTCACATACAAATGAAGATGCCGTTACAATACCAGCAGCTGCATTTATACCAGTGGAGTTAATTGTTACCCCAGTACCTATAACTGCACTCGTAGCAGTAACTATACCTGTGAGATTTATTCCACCAGTTCCTGTAATATATTTAGAATTGAAATCTAAATTACCACCTAATTGAGGAGTTGTATCTCCTACAATATGAGTTTGTATACCTGTTAATGATCCATAAGGATAATCAGTTGCATCAGTTAAATCAAAAGCAGGAGTAGTATCAGATCCACCTAAACTTAAACTAACACCACCATAATTAACAGAAGAATTAGATAACTTAGCATTAGCAATGGAACCAGCAAGTTGAGCATTTGTAATGGTTCCTGATAAAGATGAGGTGGGATAATTGGTTGCATCACTTAAGTCGAATGCTGGAGTTGCATCAGAAGCACCTAAATCTACTTCTATTCCACCAAATGAAACAGAATCATTAGATAACTTAGCATTCGCAATCGAACCTGCTAGTTGAGCATTGGTAATGGTTCCTGATAGAGATGATGTAGGATAGTTGGTTGCGTCACTTAAATCAAAGGCAGGTGTTGTATCAGATCCACCTAAACTTAAACTAACACCACCATAATTAACAGAAGAATTAGATAACTTAGCATTCGCAATCGAACCTGCTAATTGAGCGTTGGTAATAGTACCAGTTAGATTAGTTGTTGCTAAAGAACCACTAAATGATGCTGCAGTTACGATTCCAGTAGCAATAACACCTGTAGAATTAATAGTTACTGCAGTACCTACAACAGCAGATGTAGCAGTAACAATACCTGTAAGATTAATTCCACCAGTTCCTGTAATATACTTGGAGTTAAAATCTAGATTACCACCAAGTTGAGGAGTTGTATCTCCTACAATATGAGTTTGGATTCCAGTTAATGATCCATAAGGATAATCAGTTGCATCAGTTAAATCAAATGCTGGAGTGGCATCTGAAGCACCTAAATCTACTTCTATTCCACCAAATGAAACTGAATCATTAGCTAACTTAGAATTAGCAATAGAACCTGCTAACTGAGCATTGGTAATGGTTCCGGTTAAATCTGTTGTTGGTAAATTTCCACTAAAAGTGGTAGCAGTTACAATACCACTAC